TTTTTTTCTTCAAGTTTAATAACGTATTTATCTTGATTTATGTCATTCCAATTAGGCTTCCAATCCCCATTGCACTCATCACGAAACGCTCTGAATCGTGTTAGTAGATTTCTGCGTTTGGCTTCTAGTTCGGCTGCTTGTTTGGTTGGGAAGATGTGACCCTGGTTAAATGTTTTTTTATTAGCAACACAATTATCCCAAAAAAGAAATTTAACTAAACCTCTAGAATTAACAATATAATATTTATCCCTATCCTTATACGGGCATTTCATTTCCCACCCTTTTTCCAATCGTTCAATTTCTGCTTTCATTTCGTTTAGCTTTGCTTCCATATCTGCTGCTTGTTGTTTTAGTGTTTCTAGGTTTGTCATTGTTTTTGTACCCCCTATTTTTTGTTATCCTTTCATGATATCTTGGATTGACGTCACAATCTCTGCGATTGAACCAATTAATAATAGAATTGACATAATTGCTACGTATGTCAATAATGGCAGCATGGCTGCAACCCACGTAATTGGAACTCCAAATATTTTAATAATTGCTAAGAATATGCTTAAACTTAACGCTGCTCCAAATATATATATTAGTAGTTCTCCTTTTTCTTTCATCCTCACTCATCCTCCTAATCAACGTATAACCGTTTGATTCTGTCGCCAAATTTTTTGATAGCTTCTAAACAATGCTCTCTGTCGTAGAAATATCCGAAAAGTGGGAAAAATGTACCTTTTTCCGTTCCGATATAGTCTAATTCGTTATAAATAATACAGATACAAAATCTTTCTTTATAAGCAAGATTATTAAACTCTATTTCTTTTTCCTTGTTGCACTTATCTTTAAATTGGTTAAACTCATATAGCAGCGCTCGTCTGTCGCGTTCTTTTTCCGCGTCTTCGATTGTCTTAAATGAATTATTTTGTTGAACTGCTTTTCCCCATGCTGCGTGTCCGTGACTATTTCCAGGAAATATTTCGTTAATTTGTCCGAATTCGTTTAGCATATATATATTTCTCTTAATATTGTTTAATGTTTCAGTAAAGCTTGAATTTTCTTTCAATTGTTCGCTTAATGTGATTGCATCTTTTATCGCCTTTAACGATGTTTCAAATCCTACCAAGAAAGCAAATCGTTCATCGTAGCTCATTTCTTCGAGTTGTCCATAGTTGATATCTTCCTGGAACTGTTTCAACGCTCTGTCATACATCGAAATATCCTTGTATTTACAATGAGCCACAATCAAGTAATGCACATCGTCTTTTAATTTATCAAGTTCTGGTTTCTCTTTCATGATTGGTCCTCCTCGATATTTTTAAGGTACTTTTCGAATTCTTTAGCGTCCATTTTGATTAGACTTCTGATTTCCTTTTCTTTCTCGTATCCAGCTACCATTCCGTTGAACAATGCAACGATAGCGAACAAGATATGAATTCTACTAATTCCAAACACATTAAGCATTAAAATTGTGTATGCTATGATTTGCCAAAATATTACCCATAATTGATTTGTTTTCATGATTAATCCTCTGCCCTTTCGATTAACAAGTCCAAATGTTCCTTTGCTTTTTTTAGATCCTCTAGCATTTTCCCTTTGCTAGGAGCTCGCAGCACATACTTCAAAATATTTCCTGCCAGGTATCCATCAAACGAATCCTCGTATTTTGGAATGAAATTTTCCATCACAGTGAACACTTCTAGTCCTTTAATACCTTGATAATGCTTTGGATGTTTAACCGCTTCTTTGATTTTCGCGTTTTCAAGTAAATCTGGCGCTCTAAATCCTCTCACGTTCACGAAATCCATTACTGCACCTCTTTCACGAACACACCGTTGATAACTTTACCTTTGCGGTCTTTAATCTCGTGATAAGCACTTTCTAAGCACTCCATGAAATCAAGTTTGCGCTGCATGCAATATCCGATTAGCACTACTGTAATATCTCCAACCGCGTCAATCTCTTCATCGCGATTAACATGGATATATGCATCTTTTAATTCGTCTACTTCTTCTTGTAGTTTAGTTAGCTGGCCACTTCCGTCCAGCGTATCCAAACCACGTTCTACAAACCAGTTTTGAACTAATCGGATTAGCTCTTCACGTTCAATTCGTCTTTTTTTTAATTGGATCATTTAAGTTCATTTAATGCCAGCTCCTTCAAAATACTCTTCTAATCTGTCCATGACTTTCTTACGAGTGTTCCATCCAAGTTCGTATGGATTTCGTAAGAATTGGTTTAACGTTGTTGTTCTTACTTTCAAAATATCCTTAGCCATGTGATTGAAATTATTCTCAGAACCTGCAATCATCTTTTCGATATCTTCTCTGGTACTCATCAATGCTGAATCGTACCAGGCATCTAGTCTATTTGGACCGATATTCTTTTCCATCTTGTTTATTTGGAACGGTTTAGAAACAACTATCTCAATGATGTTTCCGTTCAATCCGTTTTCCTTCATGTACTTTCTAGCTTCACCGTATTTCTTGAATTTCATCGCTTCATTTTGGCTTGGTTTAAATTCAAATGTTTTAACTGGATGTTTTCTGTCCAGGTATCCGGCTATGCTGCTATGATCTACAATTTGTGTAAAATACATATTGCTGTTTTTAATCACAAATGCCATACTCTTTCTCCAATTCTGCCATTATTTCTATATCTCTTCTGATTTTCTTCATTGCTTCGCTGTGTGGGTCTGAAACTTGGTAAGTGGCTATTATTACATCATTTCTGTCCTCAACTAATCGAAATCCGTACATTTTCTCTAGTTGTGCCACTTCTAAGGCTTGCCATATAGCTTTGTCTTTTTGTTCCATTTGTTTTTCAATGTATTTTGCAGCGTAAGGACGATGTTTATACAGGCTCATGCTTTTGATGTTTCTCTGACATCTCTTAGCCTCTTGCAACATGATCATTACTGCTCTAGTTGTTTTCAATCCTTCCGACTGCATAATGTTTTCGAACTCTCTTGCATTCATCTTCGTTCAAATTCCTCCACGAAATTCATTTGAGCCTTATAGAATTTGAATGTCGAATCCATCAAATCACCTTCGCGGTTCTTCTTGATAGAGAACTTCACACGTTGATAGCCTTCGTGATTCTCTTCTGTCTCTTCGTTGCTTAAGAATCCAACAACATTTGAATCTTGCTCGATCGAGCCTGACTCTCTTAGATCACTCAAAATTGGTGATTTATCCTGGCGCTGTTCTACTCCACGAGATAATTGCGATAAGATGACGATAGGGACTTGATGTTCATTAGCAAGATTCTTCAATTCCCTGGTAATCTGCTCAATCTGTAATCTTCTGTCACGATTGTTGTTAACCTTGATTAAACCGACATAATCGATGACTGCTAAATATTTACCTGGTGCTTGTCCTGCAGCACGTTCTTTAATAATTCCAAGAATGTGATTGAGTTCAGATACTGTGTCATAGACTTTCAAGTCTTTCTGTTTGAAATACTCAATAGTCGCTCTCACTAGCTCTTTATCTCCAGGCTTCAGCATTCGATTCATTTTGCGCAAATAGTAAGTATTCAGAGTAGTCATCTTTGCTACAAATCGTGAGAATACTTCCTTCTTGCTCATTTCAAGGCTAAACAGGTCTACTCTCAATCCGTCGTTTCTCTGTAGCGCTCTATCGATTAGATTGATTGTCCAGGCACTCTTTCCGACTGATGGTCTAGCACCTACCGTCACTAGCATTCCTGGCCCAATTCCGCCTCCGAGTGCTGCATCTAATCCGCTGAATGTTTTAATACCATCTTCAATATCGTGTTCAAGCTCATACTCGAATTGTGCGAATGTTTCTGATAAGTCTCCGACATTTCGTTTTCTGGATATCTTAGAAATCGCATTTAACAATTCAAGCATTTCCGCTTCTAACTGCTTAGTTGGGAATGATGTGTGTTCAGCTTTAACCTTTTCGAGTTTTGCTCTCAAGTATTCACGATGTAGCTGATTAGCCAGGTAATCTAATCCGGATGTTGTTGCGCTTTCCTGCTGTAGTGCTATTAGATACTCATATCCAATGGAATTTTCCTTCATTTCTGCTCTAACCTTAGCGAACAGCTCCATCAATCCATCTAAGCGACTACCGTAATTATTTAATATTTCAAAGATCGTTTTAAAATTGTTATCTGTGAACCATTCCGCCTGCAGATACGTTGATTGAGCTTTATCGAAATCTTGTAGGATTGCAGATATGATTGATTTTTCTAACTCGTAATTGTTCATTGCCAACCCTGCCAATTCTTTCCGTATAAGTCTCTCATCTTGTCTTCAACAGATTGTCCAGACGATACATTTCTATTCACTCTAGCTGGTGCCTCGTTTAAGTAGTCCTCGAATTTTTCGCTGAATAGTGTTCTTGGTCTGAGATATTGATTCATCTTCTCATTGTTTAACCACTGTTTACACTTGATATCGATAACTATTTCAAAGTCCTCTACAGTAAATCCGTTATCTAGTAGCTTATGGATTAGCTGTGCTGTCTTTTTAGTCTTAACAGAGTACTTCTTACCTGTTCGCTTATTTAGATAATCAATGATGTGTTTAGTCTCCTCAGTCCATACAACCTTGAGCGGTTTCTCCTCGGTGACATTATTCTCTGTAGTAGTCTCTGTGTATTCTCTGGTATAGGTCTGTTCAAATTGAACACATCCATCTGTTCTATTTGAACACATCGTCTGTTCATTTTGAACACATCGTCTGTTCACTCGTTGATAGTCGATTGTGTACCATTTTGTTTTGTCAAATTTTTTTTTATTAAAATTGCCTATTTTTATTATTTTTTGTTTTTCTAAACTGCCTAGAGTTCGTCTGATTGTCATCACTGACCAGAAAGGAAACTCTGTTTGCCACTCTTCAAGCGTCTTGTAAAACCACTTAACTCCTGTAAATTCATGGGCACTCTTAAGTAACCAATAATGCATTTGTTGGAGCATAATCGCTTCATTCAAGCCGATTTCTTTAGCAAGCGATGGCAGCACTTGTAAAGGTGGTTCGTTAATTAATAACCGACTCATTGAATATCCCCTTCCAACGTGTTATAATAACTTTAGTTAAATTTGGTATGACGGCTTTTATAAGTCGTCTTTTTTTATACATTCAAAAGCTCTCTTGCAGTATCGTATGCAGCCTCTAAGGTTGAATGAATACTGCTGCTTTTGTAATTTCCAAGAAATACAACTAATCGATACTTTCCATCGATGAATCTTATTTCCCCTCTCAATTCGTTTCTAACCATTACATCGTATTCGTTTTGCTCGAACATATTCATTTCAAAACTAATCATCGAAAACCACACCTTGACGGATGGCATCTACTTTATCTGCGTGTTGGTTAACAGCTCCAACTAATAAATGGATCCATGCAATTGCCCCTAGAATTACTAGAGTTGTGTAACCTAAGAACTTGCAGTATTTCTTGAGAAAATTTCTGTTAAAATCTTGTTTCTTTAGCTTTCTAGCTTTTGAAATTTCAACTCGTGTCATGCTGTCCTCCTTAAATTTTGTATTTAGCCATGAACTCATCTAAATCCCTGGCATCGTATCGAATTGTCGCGCTTCCGCTTGGTCTCTTAATTACGATTTGTTTCAACCCCATCGATACACATTCATCAAAATCTCTATCATCGATTCCTCCGATATAGGCTTTTGCCTGCTTCTTGTTTAAGTATCTTTGTTGAGTGTTATTCGTTGGTAATCGTTCCATCGCGTTGGCTACGATTTCAACAACCTTTGAATTGAGAGTCGTTTCGAAATCTGCGCTTAATAAATTCACGCTAGTTGCTCCTTTCACTCATTTTCATATTGTTGTAACCCTCTTTCAGATTTATAATCATATTGGGGAAAGGT